AATAAAGATAGTGTCCATGTCAGAAAGAAATTTATATTTATTATTCTCTTTCTTTATGCTCCCAGTGTATTGGCTGGTGGGAGAATGCCTAAAGGACTTCGGGATAAGATTGCCGAATCGGTAAATATCAGTGATAAAACATTTATTTCCCACAATATCGAAACTGTGGTTTTTCTTTATAATAATTATAAAGACTTTCGGAAGGATATAGAGTATATTTACACTGGAATTGTATCTCGGTTGAAAGAAAATGGTATGATAAGCAAGGTATGATGAAAAGAGAAAATATAGTAATATCTAAAGTATATCCTAATGATGGTCAAATAGAAGGACTACCAAAGAATCCCAGACTTATTAAAGGAGAAAGATTTCGTAAGCTTTGTAAATCAATAAAAGAACTTCCCGAAATGACAGAAGCAAGGGATATTCTTGTTTACCCACATAATAGTGGATATATTGTAATTGGCGGTAACATGCGCTTACACGCTTACAGACATTTAGGATGGAAAGAAGTACCATGCTGCATTTTACCGGAAAATATGCCGATAGAAAAACTTCGTCAGATGCTTATTCAGGATAATAATCCATTCGGAGAGACAGATTGGGATATGATTGCCAATGAATGGGACAGCAAGGAGCTCAATGATTGGGGGTTTGAGGTTTGGCAGGAAGCAGAACAGAAGCCAAAGGGTAGTAAATCGGAGGTTCAGCCGGAAGAAGAAAGTGAAGAGGATATAGAGAAGGTTGATTTTTACGATATAATGCTTAGCGACCGCATATACGACAGCAATAATGATTTTGATATTCCTAATTTAAGATCGGACGAACAGCCAGCCAATGGTCTTGTAATTCCCTTATCCGCTTGGGGAGCTGATACAAGACAGAAAAAAAGAATATCCACCTATCATTTCTATGTGGAAGATTATCGGTTTGAAGCAATATGGAAAGACCCGTCAACAGTTCTTAATAGCGGATGCGAAGCTGTTATAGAGCCGAATCTTTCTCTTTTTGACACAACCCCTATTGCCTACGGATTACATCAAATATACAAAAAGAGGTGGATTTCCCGCTATTGGCAGGAATGCGGTGTGAAGGTGTGGGCTGATTTGAATGTGGCAAAGAAGTTTCAAAAATATAACCGTTTGGGAATTCCCGACGGGTATAACGCTTTTGCTACTCGTGGATATGCTGACAGGCAGGAGTATTTAAAGGAAGAAATACAGATTGCCCGTGAAATATCAGGAAAGGATATACCCAATATGATAGTTTACGGTGGTGGAGATAAAATAAAAGATATATGCGTGCAAAACAGCATTATATATGTCGAACAGTTTATGGCTAACAGAGTTAAGAAAGGAGATTGGAATGGCAAAGACATCAGGAGGAATTAGGGGGGGCAGTGCAAAACCTTCCCGTAGAACTGGACCGGGATTTACCGAACCTATTCTGGGACCTACAAAAGCGAGTTCTAATGCAACAGAGATTCAATATGTATTTGTTGACAAGATAACGGGGAATGAATCGAATGGATATATTAGCTCCGATGTAGTAAAAAAGGCTATAAAACAAGCCGAAAGGAGTGATCGTGATGCAGGAATATATGAGCCGGATAATTATTATATCCAACGAATAGAAGTTATGAAAGGAACTAATCGCTCTAACAAGTACAGAGGGTGGTAATTTATAATAAAGCAAGTAGAAAACGGTTTGTAAACGGTTTGAAATGGCAAATAAGAATATAGCTAAAGATGGAAAGAAAACAAGATTTACGAGCGAAAACCAGCCTCCAAACAGAGGCCGGAAACCTAAGCTATATACTATTGCAAAAAAAGCCTATAATATATCCTATGATGAATGGAAAGAGGTTGTAGTGTATGTTATGCAATGTACCAAAAAAGAGGTTGAGGATATTATCGAAAAGGAAGATACTCCGATGTGGGTTATTAATGTTTGCAGAGCTTTATATAAGGATTCCGGTAAAGGGTCTATTGCTACGTTAAAGGAACTGACCGAAAAGTTATGGGGAAAGCCTATGCAAGAAGCAAAGCCTGAAGATACCGATATACCTACCAATATAGACCGCGGCATCAGTATTGATTCTTGGATTAAAGACAAAGTGAAATGATCGTACCTCAAGAAATATATTACCCGTTATATGAGGATAAGGAAAAATTTATTATTCTTATCACCGGTGGTCGTGGCTCCGGAAAGTCTTTCAACGCTTCCACCTTCATAGAGCGTCTGACCTTTGAAATGGCTCCGGTAGAGAAGATTGTACATCAGATTCTCTATACCCGTTACACGATGGTTTCCGCTGGCATGTCTATCATCCCGGAAATGATGGAAAAGATAGACCTTGACGGAACAACAAAGTATTTCAAGACTACAAAGACGGATATAGTCAATAAAATGACTAATAGTCGTATCATGTTCCGGGGGATCAAGACTTCTTCAGGGAATCAGACGGCAAAACTGAAATCCATTCAGGGTATTACTACCTTTGTTTGTGATGAAGCAGAGGAATGGACAAACGAAGAAGAGTTCGACAAGATTATGCTCTCCATCCGTAAGAAAGGGATTCAGAACCGGATTATAATTATAATGAATCCCTGTGACTCCAATCACTTCATTTACAAAAAGTACATAGATAAAACCCATAAATTGGTGGAGATTGACGGTGTGCAGGTTCAAGTTTCAACACATCCGAACGTACTTCATATTCATACAACCTATTTTGATAATTTAGAGAACCTTTCACCGGAATTTCTAAAAGAGGTGGAGGGTATGAAGGTAAACGATCCGGATAAGTATGCTCATGTTGTTATTGGCCGGTGGGCTGATGTTGCGGAAGGTGCAGTATTTAAAAAATGGGGTATTGTTGATGAATTTCCAATATGGTGTAAAAAGGTTGCTTTTGGTCAGGACTTTGGATATACTCACGATCCGTCCGCCTCTATTCGATGCGGCATTATTGATAATGCATTGTATTTGGATGAAGTGGATTACCGGACCGGACTTCTTTCCTCTGACATTATTAGAACGCTTCGTCCATGGGGATTGAAAGTTATAGCCGATAGTGCCGATCCACGATTGATTCAAGAAATACATAACGGGGGAATAAAAATATATCCTGTTGAAAAGGGAGCGGGTTCTATTAATGCAGGTATAGATAAAATGAAGACCATGGAGATTTTTGTAACTAAACGTTCATACAATCTTCAGAAAGAACTACGGAAATATGTGTGGGCTAAAGATAAAGACGGAAATTACATAAATGAACCAGAAGATCATGACAATCACTGCTTCGTAGGGGAAACTCTTGTTATGACAAACGTAGGGAATAAGCGAATTGATATGATTGAAAAGGGAGATTATGTACTCACGTCCAATGGCTTTAGAAAGGTTAACAAATTCTTTGATAATGGATATAGAAAGATATTGCATACTCGGTTGATTTTTAGTAACTTTATAGTTGAAATAAAGGCAACGCCTGAACATAAATTTAAAACTATAAATGGATGGAAACAATTACAAGAACTGACGAAAGGGGACGTACTTTATATGTGCAAGTCTTTAACGGAAAAGAATACAAGCTATATACCGGAGAGCGTTATTTCTCCCGTGGAACAAAGCGATTACATCGTGAAGTGTGGAAATTCTATAATGGGGAAATACCTAAAGGGTATCATGTCCATCATAAAGATGAAAACACTTGGAATAATGATATATCCAATCTTGAACTTGTTGAAATGCACACACATTTACAATATCATGCAGAAGAACAAAATAAAGATAATGAACTGCTTGCATGGAGAAGAGAAAATATTGCCAAAGCAAGCAAGCTTGCTGCTGAATGGCATAAATCAGAAGAGGGAAGGAAATGGCATAGCAAACAAGCGAAAGAGAAATTTGCAAATACAAAGCCAGAAATTTTCATTTGCGAATGGTGTAGCAAAGAGTTCTCTTCCATTCCAAACGGAAATAATAAGTTCTGCTCAAACAAATGTAAAACAGCCTATCGGTATCATTCAGGAACAGATAACGAAACGAGGAAATGTAAATGGTGTGGAAATAAATTTGTCGCAAACAAATATAGCAAGACCGAATTTTGTTGTAGAAGATGTAGCGGACAATATTCTGCAAGCGTTAGAGTTGAAAGAGATAGAGATAGTAAAGGAAGATATAGGTAAAGTTTACGACATAGAAGTTGAAGATATGCACGAGTTCTTCGCTAATGGAGTTCTCGTGCATAATTGTATAGACGCAGCCCGTTATTATGTGTTAGGTGAGCTTCTTGGTAAAATTCAGAAGCCTAAAGATTATTCGGGAATTTTTGGACATTAAAATATATCATTATGACATTAGAGGATATTTTAGCAATAGAAGATGTAGATCAAAAGATCGAATATTTGAAGAAAGGGCGTAAAACGGAGGAACCCAATACCGGTGAAAACTGGAAGGATTGGAACGCTGATTTGCATGAGATCATTATGGATAAAGAAAAATACCCGGACATCGAAGTTGTTGAAGAGAAAGAAAGGGAAGAATGGAATGATAGTACCGGTAAAAGCACTACTACCCCAGCTAAAAAACGTACAGAGCCGTGTAATCGTATCTCTATCCCGCTGGAACAGGATATAACCAATATTCAAACAGCATTTACAGTAGGAGTTGAGCCTAAAATGGATTGCGCTCCGTCTAATGAGGACGAAAAAGGGTTATTTTACGCTATCCAGCAAGTACTAAAGAAAAATAAGATTAAATATCAGAATAAACGTATAGTCCGTTCCTGGCTTTCTGAACAGGAATGTGCCGAATACTGGTATGCAGTCAAAGATGATTCATTCTGGACTAAGTTTTGGAATAAGATAAAGAAAACGTTTGGAGGAAGTGTAAAACCTCAAAATAAGCTCCGCAGCGTAATATGGTCGCCATTCAGAGGAGATAAACTTTATCCTTTCTTTGATGATGCTGGAGATTTGGTTGCCTTCTCACGTGAATACAAAAAGAAAGATCTAGACGATGTAGAGATAGTATGCTTTCAAACTGTTACCGCTACCCATGTTTACCAGTGGGAAAATACTAATGGATGGGAAGCTGTGGAGGAAAAATCTTTCAGGCATGGCTTTAAAAAACTTCCTGTCTTATATGGTTATCGTCCGGAGACTTATTGCCATAAGATAAAGACCATACGGGTACGCATTGAAAAGATATTATCAAGTTATGCCGATTGTATAGATTATCACTTCTTCCCTTATTTAATGCTTTTTGGAGACGTATCGGGCTTTACAGGGAAGAAACGAAACAGGATTATACAATTGACCGGAGATAAGGCAAACGCTCAATATCTGACCTGGAATCAGGTTCCTGATACGGTTAAATTGGAACTTGAAGGGCTTACTAACAGGGCGTACGATCTGACGAATACTCCACGTATATCACCGCAAGAATTGAAAGGTCTTGGAAATGCCATTTCAGGGAAAGCGTTCAGGTATATTTTTATGGGTGCGCACATGGCGGTATCTAATCATGCGGAAGTAATTGGAGAGTTCTTTCAACGGAGGGTAAACTTTTTGGTATCAGCTTTGGCGGATATTAACCCATCCGAATTTGACAAGGCGTCCCAGACTATTGATATTGATGTGGATTTGGTTCCGTACATGATTGATGATATTGACGAGCGGGTAACAACGGCAGTTAGTGCAATAGATGGTAAAGTATGGTCCCGGAGAGAGGGAATTTTGTTTGCCGGTAATGCTGAAAGGGTGGATGAAGTCCTGAAAGAGATTGAGGAGGAAGAAAAGAGTGAGGCTTCTATATCTTCTGAATCAGTCAAAAAGAACAGTAATGAGGATGTGTAGTCAGAAAAATTACGGGGGTTATACAAAAAGTATAGGAAAAATGGAACAAAATAGTGAGTTTCTATAAGTTTACTAGTGCATAAGTCGGTTTTAGTCCCCAAAGAACAAATAAACCACAATTCGCTTATTGTGGTTTTCCGGAAGTGAAAATTTTAGGCTTATAATTGGATATGAAATAAATTTGTGCATAGAAAATAATACGGCTATCCTCACGGCTGAAAGATATAACGCCATCGGTGAGAAGTGAGGAGCTTGCCTTTGGCGCTTTTTTATATGCCAGGCGTGGCAGGTTCAGCAGGTCGGTAAGGCGTGAAGAGGTTCGAATCCTCGCTTGCTACAAAGTCGGACAAATTAAAATCCCCAAAAGCGGAAGTGTCCGAGCCGCTAATGGGGACATTTATTTACTTTTAATTTTATGCAATGACATGAAAGCATTAAATTACAGGAGCAAAGATAGTGAAATTATTCCTATCAGCAATAGTCTTTTTGTATCAAATGATGTGAAAGGGGATGATGCAAGTCTAAGTCTTATTTGTAAATCCAATTTTTTAGGACATGAGATCAATGTATATGGTTCATCTGAATCTCCCTTGTTCCTTGCTAAGGATGTGGCAGAATGGATTGAACATTCAGATGTATCAACTATGGTGAGAACGGTTGATGAAGATGAAAAGCTGACCCAAACATTGTTTGTATCAGGTCAAAGAAGAGAATGTAACTTTCTCACAGAGGATGGTTTGTATGAAGTATTGATGCAATCTCGCAAGCCAATAGCTAAAGATTTCAAGAAAGGAATTAAGGGCATTTTAAAGACAATCCGTAAACATGGTATCTATGCTACCGATAACGTTATAGATCAAATATTAAACAACCCGGATTTTGGTATTGAGCTTCTCACTAAGTTGAAGGAAGAACGATCAGCACGCATTGAAGCAGAGAAACAGGTAGCTGTTCTTACTCACGTAAATAAGACTTATACATGCACGGAAGTTGCCAAAGAATTGGGGCTTAAATCGGCAATTGAACTTAATAACCGTTTAAAAGAACTTGGTGTGCAATACAAAGTTAATCAGACGTGGGTTCCATATACTAAATATGCTACTCTTGGCTGGTTTGATATAAAGCAAGAAGTCGCTGATAATGGTCATATTATCTACCATAGAAAGATTACCGGAATTGGCAGACAGGGTATCATCAATCTGTTGGTGTGAATGCAATAAAGAAAGGGCAGCCCTAAAGCTCCCCTTTCCCGCTGATTGGCGTCAACTAATGTGCCGGAACCAGAGTCCACTGACTTACCCTTTATTTATAAACTCTTGTAACACCCTGTTTGTCTCGACAGCGAGTGCGGACATCAAGAATCCGTCTTTGCACATCTCACGTACTTGCCCGAATATCCGCTTTAAATTGGCTTCCATACTTTCTTTGGGGTTGTATACCACCTCTTCTTTCCCGTAGGGTATCAGCCCTCCGTATGTGCTTCCGTGCTTCTTTCTCCCGTTCGTTAAGTTTTCCTGTAGTGACCGGTTAAACTCTTTGACTTGCTTCCTGACGATGCGTTCTGCGTATTTGGTGCAACGCTCGGTTCGGAGCTTCTCTTCCATTTCGTTGAATGCGTTGATGTATGCTTCCTTGAACTGGGCGGCTACCTTTCCGGTAAATCCCATAGCCAACAAAGTAAAGCCGTCACGGGTCATGTAGTACATGGGATTGTTTTTATGTCCTCCATTAGCTAAGTCGCTGATATAGAACGAGGGCGCAAAATTGCGCTCTTGAAAAACGGGACTACAATCCATCAATTTAATAGCTTTCAGTACATCTTTGTGTGCCTTCCTAAAGTAATCCGCAACCACCAAAGAAGAGGTCACAGCTTGCCCGTTTTTCGCTTCTACCAAATCAATCTTATCGGTAGACCATAATTCTAAACTTCTTGTTTCCATAATGATTTTATTTTATGTGATTCGTTTGATTATTCGATATAACTTTGGCTGTCCGGCATTGGAACGGACTGCTGTAAATGAATTAGGGAAGGGGGATTGGTTATGCCGCTGTATTCAACTCACCTTTAATCTGCTTGATGGCTTTCTTCACATTCCACCCATTCTCATACAGGGCAATAATGAACCTTCTTCCTTTCTCCGTCCAAACTGTGTACGAGTTTGTCCCCGTTGAACCGTCCGAACGAGTGAAAGTGTTGGTACGGGTATCGTGTAACTTCCATGCAGAATAAGGAGAATACAGAAGCCATTGCCCGGATTGATAAAATATTATCCCGGCTTCGTTCAGTTTCTTGTGTAGTTTCTCCGCAACCATTCCGATTTGTTTGGCTACCTGTGTGGAAGTAAGCGTGTTGACCGATTGCAGGTGGGTGTCGTAGTAGTTGACTTTCGGGGCTGCCTGCTTGATTTCCTTTTCTTGCAACTCGATAGTGGCTTGCTGTTGTTCCGTTTCGGCTTCGAGTTGCTTTAGCCGTTCTTCACGCTTTGCAAGGGTGGCTTGTGCGATGGTGAGAGCACGTGCCATGATTTCTTCGGGAGTATCGTCCGCTTTGGTGGAGATGTATCCGCCGGTTTCTAATACAGTGGGGATTACTTCATCGAAAATCCAGCTTTCTACTTTTTCGGCTTGTGGAAGTGTCGAGTTTGCGACCAAGCGGATTACATTACCTTTAGAGACTACTTTGATTTCTCCTGTTTGTTCGTAGGTAGTACCGTCTTTCTTTAGACCTTTTTTTA